TACTAGTTATGAGTTAGAGATTTTAACAATAGTAAATAATGAAGGTGAGGGATTCGATATCCGTGATATGATGATCGAACTCAATCTTTATGAATCTATATCGCGTAATTTTTTAATGGGTGAATTGATAATAGGTGATTCTATTGGACTAAAAGATAACGCCAAGTTATTCGGTCAAGAATCATTAAGACTAAGATTCAAACAACCAACTGGAGTTGATGATGAAATAGATGAGGCTGATGTTATCGATCAAGTCTTTAGAATATATAAGATCACTAATGAAAAAAGAATTGATGAGAGTTCTGTTGTTTATCAATTATATTTTACAGCTCCAGAATTCTTAGCATCAAAAAGAACAAGAATCAGTCAAGCACTAAGAGGTTCAATGACTGATATAGCGGCCAAGATAGCCGAAGATCATTTAGGTATAATGAATGAACCTACAGAAAACAAATTAGAACCACACTTCGAACTTAGAGAAAAATCTCAAGGTGATAATTATCATATTGTTGTTCCGAACTGGACTGTCAATCATACGATTAATTATCTTTGTTCAGAAGCTCAAGGCAAAGGTGATGATAGTGGTTTAACAGATTCATTTTATTTCTTTCAAACAGCTAACGGTGGATATAGAATTCAATCAATATCTAATATGATGGATCTAGAGTATGGTGGTGGTAGACCGTTTATTTATTCACAAGCAGCCGGTGATGTTGAAACTCAAGGTGTATCTTATGATAAATCAGACGGTGTAATTGGTCCGGGTAGAAGAATACTCGATTATCAAGTTAATAGTAGTGCTAATGTTCTTGAAGGGACTGTTAAGGGATTGTTCGCCTCAAGACAAATTACATTAGATAATACATATAAATTTTTCATAGACAAGACATATAATTTTTTAGATACATTCCACAATAGTAAAACTTCTTTAGACTGTCACCCATGGATTAGACAAGAACCTGAGATACTACATATAGGAACGGCCGCTGATAAAGGAGATGTCAACATAATAGGATCATCAGAAGGAAAATCTATCAGTCAATATGTTGACGCTCATTTAATATTAGCTAGTGATTCTTCTTTTGTTAATGATGATACAAATAATATAGTTCAACCGAATCATAAAACACACATGGGTTCTAAACAAGCTAGACGAGCGACAACTCAGTTATTAAATTATTATACAATGAGTTTAGTCCTCTCAGCTAGAACAGATATCTCAGTAGGACAGACAATCAATTTAGAGATACCACCAGCTGTTCCAGGTGAAGATAAAGAACCAAAGTTCTTCGCGGGTCAATATTTAATTACAGAACTATCATGGAATCTTAAAGCTACTAGTTGTCAATTAAATGTTAAAGTTATTAAAGATTCTATAATTAATCAAATAGAAACAAGTGAAGTTGATTATGGAGATACAGTATAATGTTTGGTAATATGAAATTGTGGTCAGGTATCGTTGAAGATCGAAACGATCCATTATTCTTAAATAGAGTTCGAGTAAGAATTATGGGAATTCATTCACATGATAAACAAATGATCGCTACTCCTGATCTGCCATGGTCGGCAGTCTTAATGCCAACAACATCATCTTCTTTATCAGGACTCGGTACAACAACCCATGGTCTTGTAGAAGGTTCTACTGTTATGGGATTCTACCGAGATGGAGAGAATTCTCAAGATCCCGTGGTTCTAGGTTCTTTTGTCGGACTACCACAAGAATATTATAGAGTAGATGAACAGATTGATGATAAGGGTACTAGAACTTTTACTAACGCTTTAAGAAAAACTACAGAAGGATTCAATGATCCGAGATTAGATACAAAAGATTCTTATAAAGATACACCTGATGGAGAATCACCTAAACATATTAATAGAACTTACGGATTAACTTTAGCATTAGATAAATCTCCTAGACGAGATGGTGAGACTACAGGAGAAATATATCCTAGAAACTCATATATAAAAACTTCTGATGTTAATCTATTGGCTAGAGGTGATATATCATATCCTAGAATTGTCGTTGAATCTGAAATGGGCCAAGGCCTTCAAGGTCTCGCAGAAGACCTAGGTCTAGTAGAAAAAATTCAAGAACCTAAAGAACTTCTGGCTGGAGAAGGTGGTGCTGAAGAAGGTACAAGATTCGAAACAGGTAAAACATTGGGTATGAATAATATAGTAGGTCCGAGAGATGACACTACATATATAAATCCTAAATATCCATTCAATCATGTACACGAAACTGAATCGGGTCATGTAATTGAATTAGACGATACTCCAGATTTTGAAAGAATACATCTTTATCATAGATCGGGTACAAGAATTGAAATCGCTAACAAGGGAGATTATGTAGAGAAAGTTGTTAGAGACAAATACTCAGTTGTTGTTGGAAATGATTTTGTTAATATTACAGGAGATGTAGTTGTTAATATAGCAGGTAATGCTTATATGAATGTTACAGGAAATACAGAAACAACAGTCGGAGGAGATAGTAGAAGTGTAGTTACAGGAAATTGTGAAAGTACAATCGGTGGTAATTTTAATGGTACTATTGTGGGTACTTCTGATCTTCTATCTCAAGGTAAGATAACAATCACAGGTAATAATCAAACAGAAATAATATCGGATACAACAATTACAGGTAAACTTCATGTAACAGAAAATGTTACAGCGGCTAAAGATATTATAGCTCAAGGTGTAGTTACAGATAAGGGCGCTACATTAGCTACTCACAAACATGATTTCACAGGCCTAGCGGAAGGTGATGAGGGTGAGACAGAATCTCCTAGTCCAAGTGCATTTGATATATTCTTAGACTGGTTAAATCCATTTGATTAAAAGACATAAATAGTAGTATGGCACAATTTAATAGTAAAAATCAATCAAGTAGAGTAGCCAGAAGATGGTTTACTGATCTAGATGTTAATATGACTCTACACCCTCAAAGTGGAGATGTTACAATTAAGTCTGATATAAATTCGATTAAGAGATCGGTAAAGAATTTATTACAAACGAATCATTATGAGAGACCATTTAAACCCGATCTAGGTCTTGAATTGAGAGGTATGTTATTCGAGTTAGATAATACAGACAGTATTATATTAGAAGACAATATAAAAAAATTAATAGGTAATTATGAACCACGAGCAATGATAGATGATGTTCTTGTTAGTTCAATAGGTAATTCATTAAATGTATCAATGTATTTCACAGTTAAGAATGATCCTTCACCACATGAAATAGATTTAGTATTACAGAGAGTAAGATAAGATGACAACAGAGAAAACAATATCGTTAAATGATAAAAGTCAATTAACAATAGACGTTAAAAGTTTAATAGGTGTGATTAGTTTTATCCTGGCCTTGGCCGCTATATACTTTACACTAACAGGTCAAATTGCCCAATTACAATTAGACACAATCCGAATGCAGGATACTGTAGAAGTGAACGAAGAATTTAGAATCAAATGGCCGAGAGGTGAACTAGGGGCTTTACCTGATGACGCTGTTCAAGATTTAAACATAGAATATTTACAAAAAGAATTAGCTAAAATACAAGAAGAATTTGATGATCATATTGATAATCATCTCCCCCAGAATTAGGAAATAACAATGGCGACAATAAAAAGTTCAAACATTAACATAACAGATTTAGACTTCGAAGATGTTTCGGCTAGTCTAAAAGAATATCTTAAAGGACAAGATACTTTAAAAGATTATAATTTTGAAGGATCTAATCTATCTATTCTAACAGACCTTTTAGCATACGCGGCTCATACATCAGCCTTCAATGCTAACATGGTAGCATCAGAGATGTTCTTAGACACAGCACAGATTAGAAAGAATGTCGTATCAAGAGCTAAAGAATTAGGTTACACACCTTCGTCAAGAACAGCAGCTAAAGCTACTTTTGATTTAATAGTAACTAGTCCTCAAGTTGGTGGAAGTACACCTTCTAATTTAACTATAAATCGAGGTCATGAATTTACTACAGTATATGACGGAACATCATACACATTTATATCATTAGACAATAAAACAATTACACCTACAGACGGAGCTTTCAAGTTTCTTGATTTAGATATATATCAAGGTAGATTAACTACAGACGTTTATCGATATGATAGTCAAGTAGCTAATCAAAGATTCCCAATGTTAAATGGTAATGTAGATACTTCAACGATTACAATCAACGTAACATCTAATAATATTGTAACAGCTTGGACTAAAGC